CAAAACAGTATTTTAATGATTGTGATTTTTTCTGCCAGTTTAAATAAACCGATTCACCTTCCTTGATAATATCACCAATCCATAAAGATTGTGGATCTTCAGCACTTGAAAAGTTTGCAACAAAAAAACTCAAGATCTGTTCATCACTTTTTTGGCGACTCATTTTTTCAAAAAAGAATCTATCTTTTCTCTTGTAAAAAGATTGCAAAGACGATCTTGTTTTTCCACAGTACTTATGATAATCGTACTTTTCTTGAGTGAAATGATTTTTGATTGACAAATAGGTTTTGAAGCAATCGTGAGGGTCCAATTTCAAATCTTTAATTTAGCTCGTGAGGTTTTTTTCAAAAAGTTTAGTTCCATAGCTTCATATTTAATCTTTTCTTTGAGAGGTTTTGATATGAGTTTAGGAACAGATTCTAGTTCTATTTTATTTTTTTCACAGTAATAAATGATAGCGTCAATATATGACATATTATCTTCATTTTTTACTATAGTTTCTATCTCTTGTGCAAACTTTGCAGGGAGAATAAACTTTGATTCTATCTCTTTTGAAAACTCTTGTTTGTAGTCTATTTGCATTAAATTCAATAGATTGAGTGACATTTAATCTCCATAATACTTGCACAATGTTATCATTATAACATATCAATTTCAAGAAGTCTTATCATCGACAAACTTCCTGATATATTGAGTTAATAGTTTAATATATTTTTTCTTATCGTATTCTTCGTATACTTCTACTTCTCCATTTTCACAAGTCATAATAATAACAAACTTTTTTATTGTAATCCCAGTAAGTTCATACAACATACACGCATAAGCACAGCATTGTACGAAATAACCATCAATCCACTCTCTAGGTTTTGGTTTTGCTGAGGTTTTAAAATCAATAATAGCGAGTTCTCCATCAAACTCGGCAATACAGTCCACAGTACCCGCAATACCAAAATATGTACTATACAGTGATCCTTCAAGAGTATGAATATTATTTATACGATTTAAAGCTGGTTTAGCAATCTTAAATAAAAGTTCAGAAATAGGTTGAACTTTAGGTAACGATTCATTTTTTAAATGATGCTCGATTAAAGTGTGAGCGTCAGTTCCTCTACTAGTTGCTTTTTTAGTAATCCTATCAGCTTCTTCTACACCAACTCTCTGTCTCCATTTATTAAAAAAATCTTTCTTATAATGACTGATGACAGAAGTGATGGAAACAAAACGATGAAGTTCATCATTATCATGAACTTTATAATAACGAACTCCATCAATATGCTCCCTCTCAAGACGAGGGAGCTCCAAGTCTACATGATTAAAAATCATAAATCCAAATCAGCTTTTAGTGTTTCTTTAGCAACTAGATATTCTTTGCACAGACCTGAGCGAACAATATCTTCTACGCCAAACTCAATAATATCAAAAGATGGCATAGATTGCAAAATCCTCATAAAATCAATAATACCATTACGCTCTCTTTCCTTAAGTAAATCTGTTTGAGTAGCGTCTCCACAGAACATAATCTTAGAGTCTATTCCAACGCGAGTAATAATAGAATCTAGTTCGTGGAAGTTTAGATTCTGAAACTCATCCACAATAATAATTGATTTATCTAGGGTTGTTCCACGAATAAACGAAGTAGACCAAAAAGAAATAGTTCCTTGAGTCTTTAGATTTGCATATAGCATTTCATTTGACGCTTCATCAACTTCAAACATGTATTTCACCATATTCTTATATGGAATTTGATACAATGATGATTTATCTTCATGATCTCCAGGAAGAAATCCAATCTCCCTAGTAGCAACGAGAGATCTTACAATGTAAATCTTTTCATATGGTGACTTTTCATCAAGAACATCTAAAAGTGCATTGTAAAGTGTAATAAATGTTTTTCCTGTGCCAGCTGCACCATACGCAACAAGATTTTGATCTTGTGCATACTTATCAAATAAGGTTTCTTGATTATCCGTTAAAGGTTCAATCTTTTTGATAAAACTGGTATTAATGGGTTTTTTTCTTTTCATAACACGATTGCTCATACCAAATGGAACTGGTGTTGCGGTGCCAGTACCTGTTTTGTTTTTCTTTGCAGGCATAGGTTCAGATTTTACTTACTTTTGATCCTGGCATTTTAGAAGCTTTGTCTAGAACTTCATTCCAACCAGGGTTTTTAGCGACTAACTTATTCTGCCAATCCCCCACTTCACAAGCAGAAGGACAGGTAGAAGGATCAGACCAATCGCGTGTCCAATCTGGATTATCTTTACACCACTGGGTCCAGTCGTGAATACTCATTACGACTTCTTTTTTTTCATCTGTTTGTTTATTAACGACGGGATATGTTGCCAAAATTTTCACCTCTTAATGATATGAATTTATTTATTGCTTAAATGGGAAGATATTTTCATAATATGATTGGTAAAATCTTCCAAAGATAAATCCCACTTCATCACATTACAGAACCCATTGATTTTCTACCCCTCCAAGTGCTTCTGTACAGATAGGAAATTGCTCGGCAAAGATTTTTTTACATTCTTTAGCAATATCCATATGCTCTTTTTGCGTTCCATTTTTTTCTCGGAGTGCAATATATGTGATCCAAGACCTGCAACTACCTGCCATATAAAGACGAGTAGGAGTCGCCAGTGGAAGAACGAATCTACAGCACTCTTTTGCGATTCCTTCATCAAGCATCTTTTGATAGAGATCCATTCCTCTCTTAAAATGATCTTGCATCAACATCTCATACTTCTGCACAATGAAAGGATCAATGTCATCAATAGAATTTTGACGATTCTTGGTATCTTGTCGGCGTAGTTCAGGAAGAGGAATAGTATCTCCTAGAAGAGAACTATCAGCATACCGTTGTGAGAACTCTTGATATGTGAACGAACGATGCCTCAAGATTTGAGCTGCTAGTCCACGGGTAGTCTCAATCTCAAGCGTCATGAATGCCTGCTCAAAGACGCTCCAATGCTGGTGATTTACACAATACTTAAGAAGACCCGCAACCTTTGGATTCTCTTGGTTAGAAGGGTTACTGACACGAGCAACATAACCCATTGTTTTCTCCGCGTCGGGAGTAACACTAATCAGACGAACATTCATCTTTATTTCCTTTATTGAATAGTTTACGACATTTTTTAACTTCTTTGAGTTCATTCTTTATCATTTGATATGCATCTTCGGCAGACAACTTTTTTGCTACCTCCATAGCAGTAATCATTTCTACCCTAGTACCAAAATGTTTTAGTGCTTCCTCAAAGCAGTTCAGAGATTCATACATTCCCATTATGGTTCCTCATAATAATCTGGTTCATATTCGGAATCCACAAAACCCTTTTTATAATCTGAAAATATATCTTCATAAGCAGTAGAAGAAAGTGGGGCATATTCTTTTTCTTCTTGTTCAATCTCGATCTTTAAGAGTCGAACAAGAGATTCCATATTTTTGACGATAAGTGATACTTTTTCTTTGTCCATTTTCATAGTAGAACCTCTCATATTTTACATAAAAAAAGAGGGTTCGTCAAGAACCCTCTTCCATACGTTTACAAGTAACTCATTTATTATAAGTGTGACCACGATAGCAGAAAGTACCATGTACTTCATCAGTTCCTTGCTGACACTCATAGCGGACACCACGGTAAGTGGTGGCAGCGATTTGAGCATCATGAAGAGCTGCTGCTTTCTTGATCTGATTACGAATGAGGTTAAGTGTGTTCATTGTAGGTCTCCTAAAGGATGGGTTTGTTAAAACGCCGTTCCTTCAGTCGTTTGCGTCCCAATCACACTGAGGTGTTGCTTCCTTTAAGGTTTCAATAACCTCAGTTTGAATAGTTTTACTCACATTATCATTTTCATTGACACGACTGATCACATCAGCAGCATCTTGACAGGAAATAGAAATATAGAGTAAAAGATCAATCATGGGATGAACGATTAGAGTGATTTTTTACAGCGACGAGTAGTAAGTGCAATAAATCATTCTAATTGCTTACGCTCCGTTCCGCGACTTACTTGCGTCAGAGGCAATACCTCTGATGAACGTATGAGTCATTATAGATCTCATGTATTATTTAGTCAAGTGGGAGGATAAAATTTTACTTCGACCCTACAGACCAAAATTTTGCTGGGATTTTTTTTCCGACTTTTTTGGATTTAAAAGTCGATTTTAGTCAGCGTTCAATATAACTTAATGTATGACTGGTTGAACATAGTTGTTGGACAATAATGTCACACCCAATCTTTGGATTAGAATCGCCGCAAGTAAAGATATCAACTGCAGCATTTCCATCTTCAGGCCATGTATGAATGCTAATGTGACTTTCTGAAAGTAAAGTCAATACTGTTACGCCTTGAGGTTTAAACTTTTTATAAATGCTTTGAATGACATGAGCACCGCTAACATAAGCAGCATTTTCTAATAAATCTATCAAAATAACTGGATCATCTAAAAGTTTAAATGGACATCCATAAAGATTTAACAAAAAATGTTTTCCCATTTACAAAGGATTATCCTCCGCTTCCTTAATAAGATTAGTTATGTAGGTTTCAGTTCCACTTATTTTTTTAACTTCATATAAAGAAGACTTTATATATTTTTTTGCTTTCTTATATTTTTTCAAGATTTTATCGATTTCATTTTTATTAAGTTGAACTTCGATTTCAACTTCTTCATCTTTAAATCCTTCACTCATTTTTTTTACTTTTTTTAGATTTATTTGTATTTCCCCAAAGTTTTGGATTCATACCACCATACCCAAAATCTATTTTTTGAATGGAGTTTTTTCCATATTTGTCATAATAAAAGTCAAAAAGATCTGCATTTTTTTTACATCTTGTCAGATCTATATGTTGCTCTCCATCTACAATATACCAAATCAATCGAGCATCATTTGGAAAAGATTTATCTTTTGCTTGTTCGATTGTTGTTTTTTCAAGGAGAATCTGACAGCCATATGATGATGGGTCATTTGAATTAATTTTATTTGCCATGAATACTATAAATCAGTTTTATATTAAGAACGACCTCCCCATCGAATATCTGGATAAGCGTCTTTTACATTTTGCCAAGTAACTTTATACTTGTCAGTCAACTTTTTATCTTTCACTAAGCATAAAAGTTCTGCTTCACTTGGATGCAATCCTTGAAGCATGTTGATAAACATAGTCTCTCTACGAATAGATGACAATGTTTTGTTGCCATTTTTTACAAAGTTATAAAGTTTATCGTATTCGTTTCTCAATGAAGTTCTTCCTTGACGGACATCACCATCAACTCCATTATACCCAACACCTTTTCCTTGTCCGCTAAGTTGTCTATTAACAGAATCAGAAAGAGTGCCTCCAACCGAACTCATTTCTTTAATATCAGCATACGGTACTTCTCCAGGAGGAAGAAGACTTACTACAGAATCATCAAAGTTCCAAATAAAAATAGATACAAGAGCATGGTTACGATACTCTTGTAAATATTGGATTTTTTTACTGGCACTCCTTTGATTGCTTACTAGATCTAGAATCTCATGCTGAAAACAGTTTGGATCTAACTTAGTAGGTTGTACCTGTGGTTTTTTTCGATTAGTCTTCGTTGTTGTAGTCTTCTGTGTCATAGTCATTTTCAAAACGTACTGCTAGGATTTCATCTGGAATAATGTTGCCATTTTGATCAAAAAACTCGGGATGCATATTGATTGGTTGATTTTCTAGATAAACTCTATTTGCGATCCAACCTACTATACCACCAACTAAGAAAAATAGCAAGATCATCATTACAGACATGGTGAGCACTAATGCATGTTCCATTTACTTTACCCCTGAGGTTACTTTGATTTTTTAATATCAAGTTCTAGGTTGAAGTTAAAATGAATCTCTCTTCGGAAGAGAGATATCATCTTACCAAACCTAACTTGAAAGGTTTTAGGCTTAGGTGATTCCCTCCTGTTCCGTTTTAGCATTAACTCAAATCCTTTATTAATCTCTAAAGGATCATCTGTACTATTTAGTTGCCTTTTTTCTTCTTCCTCTCCTCTTCTCATAGTTGTACTTCTCCGCATCTTCTAATATGCCACTAAGATAAGTTTTAATTTTTCTCGCTTGTGGTTTAGGGATATGTCCATATCCCTCACGAAGTTGTTTATGTTGTTCGTCAGCACCGCCTTTAATATATTCTTCAAGATCATTAATCATATAAGAAATACTTTGTGCAGTTTCACTTGAAATAAACTCTTCAACTTCTCGTTTTAAAGTTTTACGAAGCTTCAAATAATCATAAAACTTCATAACGAACTTTCCCTCAAAAGCGTAATCAATAGATTTTTCTACGTCGTAATACACTTCTTGTTCCACATTTAAAAAAGGTTGTTTTCTTTTATATATTTGAGTGTTTGCGTACATCCTCCAAGTTTATTTCCATTTAGAAGCACTTGGGGAAAAGTAGATCCAGATCCAAACTTAGAATAAAAATCCTCTTTAGTAA